CGCAGATCTTAATGCACTTCCAAAGAAAAGTATGACAGACGGTTGGGTGCACCGTGGATTCCGTGGTGAACTTGATAAAGTGTGGGATCATGTCAAAGCACTTGCCGAAGAACATACAGACAAAACATTATCTGTGTGTGGCCATTCACTTGGTGCTGCAATGGCAACCATCTGCACATCTCGAATCGAAGAATTTAGAGATGTTGAAGCACTCTACACTTACGGCTCTCCGCGCGCGGGTACGCGCTCCTTTGTACGAGGAATTAAGACAACTCACTGGAGGTTCGTAAATAATAATGATATCGTTACACGAGTTCCTTTGGCTCTTATGGGCTATAAACATCATGGCGTTCTTTGTTATATTAATCATTATGGCAAAATACGGAAAATGACCGTTTGGCAAAGAATCAAAGATAAATTTAGAGGATATAGATCAGGATTACTTGACGGAGCACAAGACCACTCCATGACAAATTATGTTAACTGCACAATAGTGGAGGGTTAAATGCAACAGAACGAATATGACGTCCACGTCGTTAAAGTCGTGGACGGAGATACAGTCGACGTAGATATAGATCTTGGATTTGGTATATGTCTGAAAGATGAAAGAGTGCGGATTATGGGTATTGATACACCCGAGTCTCGTACATCTGACAAAGTAGAAAAGGTTTTTGGATTAGCTGCAAAGGATAGACTTTACTCTTTACTTGAAAAGGATGCTAAGCTTATCACAACCGAAGATAAGTCTGGCGAAGATATGAAGGGAAAGTTCGGTCGTATCCTTGGAGACTTTAGAGCAGCAGATGGTCGTTTAGTTACAGAGATCATGATCGAAGAAGGGCATTGTGTTCCTTATCATGGTGAGAGTAAAGACGATGTTCAGGCTCAACATATGGTAAATAGAGAAAGATTATTGGCTGAAGGTGTTGTATCAAAAGAAGATTATGATGCCGCAGTCAAAGAAATGGAGAAATAAATGATTAAAAAATGGATCACAAATAGAATCGAAGAAAGAACCAGCTGGGACGGTGCTGTATTGATCGGTGTCGGACTCGTTATTCTTATCGCAGGGCCATTTGCTAAATTAGCTGCTTATGGTGCAATTGCATACGGTGCATGGACTATTTGGAAGTCAGAATAATGAATATGAAATTTGGAATAGGTGTTGTTGTCGCTATCGTCCTACAGATAAGCGCATTTGTATGGTGGACAGCACAGCAAGCACAAACAATAGAACAACTTAATCAACAAGTAACAGAACTAACAAGTCGCATGGCTGTCGAAGATAATATCAATATGAAACGTGACATCGCAGATATTAAAAAGTCAGTTGAAGATAACATTATGTGGCTAACAGATATCGATCAGGACATTGAGAGGCTTATTTACTTTGCACATTTCACAGAGAACAGATGGGCAGAGGCTTACGCTAATGATAATTCATATGAGAGACAGTTTGGGCACAAGGATCCGGTAGAAAAACAATGATCTCGAGAATGTTCGAAGATACGCTGTGGATATATACAGCTATAGGAGGCTCACTTCTTGGCGCAGCCTTCCTAGCATATTTTAAAGATACGAGAGCTGGTCTATGGTGCTATGCTAAATTAGATCAGTTCCTCGATTATCTTGTTGCTAAATACGGTTGGACATGGTTTGAACAACCGACCGATGCATGGAGAAAGAAGTATCCATATGTCACAAAGAAAATTGATGAACTTGAAAATAGAATAGTACTACTTGAAGATACTATTAGAATACAACAACAACAAAACCCTCAAGATAAGAATAATAATTACCAAGATTCTTAAAAGAATGAAAGGATGAAAAATGACGGAAGAAATTCAGAAAGCTGGGTATCACCCGGCTGATAGTGATGGCGACGGCGTAGTAACTCCAGAAGAACATAAGATGTATCTAGAGTTTAAACGTAAAGAACTAGAAGATAATGACGCTCAAAGAGATGCTATTCGTAAAATGGCCTGGTTTTCTCTTTTTGGTCTATTAGTATATCCAATCGGTATTGCTTTAACATCTTTACTAGGCCTTGATACTGCAGCAAATTTAATTGCTGATATCGCTCCAACATATTTTGCATCTATTGCAGTATTAGTATCTGCTTTTTTTGGTGCTGATGCGCTTAAAAAGAAATAGGTGCTGACATGGATGCGACAACTTTGAACCAAGCTGCTATTTGTGCAGCGGCTGCTGCTTATGTATATTCTCCAAAAGAAGAGATGTTATCTAAAATTTCTCAATTAGGAGGCATAGGTGATTTTGAATTTTTTAAACATGATGGAACTGAAGCAGCTTGCTTCGTTTTAAACGGTTATAACTATATTGTTTTTAGAGGAACAGAACCAAATAAATTTAAAGACATACAGGCTGATTTAAGAGGGTGGAAAACTAAATCAGATACTACTGGAAGAGTTCATTTTGGTTTTAAAGAGTCTTTAGACGATGTATGGGCAAACATTGTAAAATGGATAGAGTCCAGCAAGAATAACCCTATTATAGTATGTGGACATTCTTTAGGAGGAGCTTTAGCTACTCTAGCTGGTTCTAGAATTAAAGACTGTACTGTGTATAGTTTCGGCTCTCCTAGAGTTGGAAATAGAGTTTGGTGCAAGCAGCAAACCTTTACACACTATAGGTTTGTCAATAATAACGATCTTGTTCCCAAAGTACCTTTTTGCTTGCTAGGATACAAACATTATGGTAATCTATGTTATATTAACCACTATGGAAATATAAGAAAACCAACCGCCTGGCAAAAGTTTAAAGACGGGTGGAGAGGCCGTAGCACGGCGTTAAAAAAGTTTCAACTTTTTGATGGCATATATGACCATAGCATGACAAAGTATAAAAACAAAATAGAGCATGTATTACGTAGCAACAGTTAAGTGTCCGTATTGTGAAACAAAGCAAAACACTATTATAGGAAGTGGGACATTTTTTCCCACTTCTCTTTTACATTGTGAAAAATGTATAAACGCATTTGATCAAAGTAATGAGCTTTATGAAATTCCCTACCAATCAGTATTCAATAAAAGTAACAATCATCTTGCTTGTTAGTTCTATATTTGTTAGAATATAGAAAATCAAGAGGAGATTGTTATGGCAAAAAAGTCATCTGGAAAACATTATGTATCTAAAGGTGAGCGCTCTAGCGTATCTAAGAAAATTCTTAAGATGTGTAGGCGTGAACGTTCTGCTGATTGGAAAACAGCAAATATTACTAAACATTGGGCTAAAGGTGAAAACCCTTGGATTACCGTAGAAAATCCTAATAAAGAAGAAACAAATAAACGCTTTATTAGAGTAAAAACTAATGATGTGTGGGGATTTCCACGTCCTGCTCAAATTAAAATGAGAACTGCATGAGCATAGACTATAAATACAACGAGCCTGCTCTACTACAGGAGATTGCTGAGTATATAGATAAAACTTATACTCAGCATTACTCTTTGAATAAGTTTCAAGCCACAGAGTTTATTATCGACTCTGGACAAGGTGAGGGTTTCGCTATAGGTAATATAATGAAATACTCCCAAAGATACGGTAAAAAATCAGGTAAAAATCGTCAAGACTTATTAAAAATTATACACTACGGGCTTTTGGCTTTGCATAATCATGATGTTTTGGAATCTGATTTTAAAGAGTATGAAAAAATTAGAGCAGAAAAAATAGAGGAAAATAATGGATACGAAAGTTAAATTAGTTTCTTATAGTACAGTATCTAAAGAACTATTTGATACTAACAGTAGTGTAAGAGATATAAAAGGACTAGTTGCCTATTGTGCAAGAGTTTCTAATCCAGGAAATCAAATCAATGAAGAAACTTCTGAAAAGCTACTATACTATTTAATGCAACATAAACATTGGTCTCCTTTTGAGATGGTAAATGTGTGTTTAGAAATTGAAACTACTCGTGATATCGCACATCAAATTGTGCGTCATCGTTCTTTTTCATTTCAAGAGTTTAGTCAGCGTTACGCTAATCCTAAAAGTTTAGGAGAAATTTTTACTCGTAGAGATGCGAGATTACAAGATAAAAAGAATAGACAAAATAGTATCTCTTTAGAAGACAGTGAGTTAGAAAGCAAAGAACAAGCTGCTTTACAACAACAATGGTTGTCTAAACAAGATCAAGTTATTCTAGCAGCTAGTAACGCATACAATTGGGCTATAGAAAACGGTATTGCTAAAGAACAGGCTCGTGTTGTGTTACCAGAAGGATTGACTAAAACACGTTTATATATGAACGGTACTTTACGTTCATGGATTCACTATATCGATCTACGTGGAGCTAATGGAACACAATTAGAACACATGGAAATTGCACACGCTTGTGCAAAAGTAATTGCAGAAATTTTTCCAATGATAGGCGATATATGATACAACAAAGAGACTTATTTAGAGTTCCTTATTGGAGATTTAGAGTTTCTGATTGGAAAAATAAAAAAGAAGAATTGCTTACGTTACTACCTGCAATAGGTGTAGATGAAAATACAGGTATAGCTACAGACTTTTGGGAAAACCTTAGTAAAAAGCAATACACAAAATTTGTGTTTCAAACTATAGAAAAAGAACTATTTGAATGGAAAGAACAGGTAGGGTTAGAAAAACTTATAATTAGTGAGATGTGGTTTCAACACTATGCCTATGGAGGATCTCATCCTTATCATAATCATGGAGCTCTAGGCTATAGTGCTATTCTGTATATTGATGTTCCTCCTAGTGGGGGTACTAGTTTTTATAGCCCTTTTGGAACTCCTTATGATGGTAATATAGATTCTGTAACTCCAACAGTGGACGAAGGAGATGTGATAATATTTCCATCTTTTATAGGACATACTAGTAATAGACATATAGATAAAGATATACCAAAAGCTATTATTAGTTTTAATATTGCTCCTAATCCACCCCCTGTTTCTTTTACTATTGAGAGAAAATCATAATAAAGTTAGATCAGACATTTCATAATGAAAAGGAAACAGGTAACGTTTTAACTTTAAAACATCTTTGATTCCTTCTTCGTAAGTAATCCCGTAACATTTAGTTGCGGGATTTTTATATGGTTCTTCTATTTTAGGAATCCAATCTCCCCAAAAATACCCTACCATCATATCATTAGAGTTAAAAAAGTAAACATCTCTATACTCTTTTTCAATTCCGTGTGTTCTTCCAACACCAAATTGATTACCGATAGCTGATTTAGGAGGGAGTTGGGGTATTTCATAATTATACATATCTGCATCATACGTTTTTAATACTCTTTTTTTACTATTTAAGAAATATTTTATTGCATAAAAGTCTAAAGAGTTAAAATCTTTTAGATTAAACTCTTCTCTTAAATAAAAAGGACATTTTTCAGAATAAACAACTACAATAGCATCTTCTTCATAAGTAGTTCCATTTTTAGAATGATAGCTGATCATATCGTGTTTAAAAGCTAAGTCAGCAGCACTTTCTTCTTTAAAAATTGTGTAAAGTTTATTTTTTAGTTCTAATACTTCTTTAGATGTATCGTTTGCATGGTAAGAATACTCTATAAGATTATCAGAATCATATTGTATTTCTCTAAATTTCTCAGTCAAAGCCATTAGATACCTTTCTTTCAATAAAACTAGCTAATTTTTTTATCCAAAAATAACGAGTCCAGTGTACACATAGTGTTGTGGGAGTCTTACCGTTTAGTACTGCACCCCCAATTAGAAGTCGACAATAGTACCATCGTTTATATTTTCTACCAAAACAGTGATTCCAGTTTTCTGCTTCTTTTTCTATAATTTCTTCTGGTATATCGTCTTCAACTTTTGTAAAATATAGTTTATCTTTTACTTTAAACCAATTCTGAGTTTCATCCATTGTAGGATCATCCATTAATTCATGATAATTATTGAATGGATCATAAAGATTTATATTAGTCTGTGATTCTTGATAGAATACTCGGTATTGAGGTATGTGTGCTTTTACTACTTGTTTAGCAAATTGATCTCTTGAATCTCTAGACCCAAAACACACTACTACAAAAGATTCTTCCATCCAATCATGCCCTTCACAAGATGAACAAGTTAAATATCCTTTTTTAGTTAGTATCTCAACCAACGGCCAAATTCCTGGATCTACTTGAGACTTAAAATCTTTCATATAAGGAGATATAGATACTCCTACCCAGTTATTTCCTGATACTGTAGCGTTTACTCTACCATTGTCATGTAACCAGTTCTTTTTAGAAAAATGTTCTTTCTTATAAAATTCTTTTTTATTCATCTTGGAGTTATCGCTGTTATACATAAATTAAAACACGGATTTATTAGTGGGTTAGTGCCATGTAACCACTCTTTATTTAGTTGATCAGATACTATAACTAGTCCTGTATAAGGAACTATACTATCTATTCTGCTTACTTTTCCATATAAAAAGTTTCTACCCTTTAAATCTCCCTTAATATAGTAGACCATAATTTGTATCAGCCCTCCAAAAGAAGAATCGCTGTGAAGCTGTGTATATTCTTTTACTTCTGTTTTATACGCTTCAAATGTGTCTATTTTATCTATTAAGGAACCTATGTAATCATCACATACGTTTTTTAAACTATGTATTAAGTAGTTATTAACTTTTTTAGGCATACCAAAAGTAGACCAGCTTACTTCAACTCCTGGTTTTCTATCTTCGTTTTCATAAAACTCTAAAGATTCTAAATCTTTAGCAATAGGATTTAGATTAATTTCACTGAAAGCAAAACCATTTTCTAAAACGTCTTTATATAAAATCATGTTGGTACTTTGTTAAAAGATTTATATAACCATTACAACTATGTTTTAAATCTTTTACTTGTCTATAGTGTTCTGTTAAGCAATGTCCTACCCAACTACAGTTTTGACATATTGTAGATAGTGTTCTTTTCTCTCTCCACGCCCATTGTTCAAATGCGTTGTAACTCGGTAATTCCATAAAATATTCTCTATCGTTTTGATCAAACTCTAATACAGCAAACTTTCCATTAGGAGTAATATAGATATGATCATCAGACCAAGCACTATACTCCTTCTTGACACTTCGTTCAATTCTTCTCAAGTTTTGAAACTCAAACCGTTTTTCTATAGGACTATCAATCCACTGAGACACAAATAACTCAAACTCTCTATGAGTTACTAAATGAGCATTTGCTTGATTTATAGAATATGGCTTTATTTCAACTGACTTTACTGATTTACACATATTTAATTGTTTAATCATATAGTCTACATCCATTTTTACTACTTCAGCTGAAGCTAAGATAAGAACCGAGAGAGGCACAGGGCTCATTAACATATTATTATATACTAGATTAGATTTTTCTCTTGCTGAAAAATCATATGAGACGGAAAGAGAGATTCCATCCTCGAAGAATCTGTCGTCAAGCATAGAAAAATTAGTATTAATGTTGATAGTGTCAGAATACCAATTGCGTATTGTTTTGATAAGGTCTTCATAATAACTCCTTTTTAATGCTCCTATTTCTCCGCCGTATAAATCTATATGATCTATTTTTGGCACTTCAGAAAGTAATTTATCTAATTTTTTAAGATCAATTTTTTTCTGGTCTCCTAGTTGTTCAGGAGTTAGATAACAAAAATCACATCTAAAATTACAAAAGTAACTAGGGTTTATTGAGACTGAAAACGGTTTATCCACCATCTGTACTTTCTTCCTTTAATTGTTTCATATTCTTTTGGTTCAAAACCATATTTTTTCAATAATATATCAACTCGTTTATATCTACTTAAACCCCATAAAGGATTTCCATTAATAGGGTTAACTGCTTTATTAC